AGTAAAAGAAAGAAGAGCAGTAAATTTATTTATGGGAGTAGATCCTGCATCAAGTACCAAAAAAACAGCCGACTATTCCACTGTTGTCTGTGTTGCTATTGATAAAAAGCAAAATCGGTATATCCTCCCTTATTATAGGCAACGAGCTACTCCCATGAAACTTGCTGATTCAATCATTGCTCAGTTCAAAAAATACAAACCATCTAAAACTCGGATTGAAACGGTGGGGTATCAAGAGATGCTAAGAGAGTATTTACGAACAGAGGTAGATCGGCAGGGTTTATTTATTCCAGGGTTGGAATTAAAAGAAAGCCCCCGAACCTCCAAATCATCACGATTAGAGACTTTAGAGCCTTACTTTGCCCAGGGGAAGATGTATATGATGAAGCATATGGAAGACCTTAAAAATGAATTATTGCTTTATCCCCGCAGCAAACATGATGACCTTTTAGATGGATTATTCTACGCAATGAAAGGAAATTACGTTCCTTATCATACGAACAAAACACTGAATCCTCAGCACTCAGAAATAAATACAGATCGAAATGAGCACGACTGGTTGTTAGCCTGAAACTTTTTACTGTAAATTGCGTCATACTTTGAGATACGTAATTACAGTTAAAGTAAGGCTTTATGTCAGAAAAACATCCTGAAGCTCTTCTTAGTGAAGAACTTCTACGAGAATACTCTTCGGCACGTAGTAAGTGGGCGAAACAAGCCACAGAAGATAATGAGTTCCGCAATGGGCTCCAATGGACGAAACAACAGATTGACACGCTCCGCTCACGTGCCCAAGAGCCTTTAGTAGTAAATGTAATATATCCCGCAGTTGAGCAAGCCAAGGCAATGCTCACCTCCAACAAACCCAGATTCCAAAGCACTGGTCGTGAAGACTCCGATGTGAAAACAGGTCGAGCCTTTTCAGACTTGATGGCTTGGGTGTGGGATTTGTCTATGGGCAATGTAGAGTTAAAAAAGGTAGTGGACGACTACTACGTTAAGGGAATGGGGGCCATGATGGTCTACTTTGACCCTAATGATGATTATGGCAAGGGGGAGATCAAGCTTCAGTCGCTAGATCCATTAAACCTTTATATTGATCCGAATGCCAAGTCCACCTTTATTGATGATGCCTCTCATGTCATCGTCGCAAAGATACACCCCGAAACGCAATTAATTGCTCAGTATCCAGAATATGAAGATGTAATTAGGGAGGCTACCGAATCTTCGGTTGCGCCTCA